AGCCCCTGCACCTCCGCCTCCGCCTATATAATTCTGACTTGAAAACTGTACAGCAGATGTTGCACTTGGATCAATGCCTTGCTCTTTAAGTTTTTGCTCTACGTAAGCAGCAGCAGCGGTGTTACTAGTTACTGTTTTATATACATTAGGATCTAAACCTGCGTCTATTATCTCCTGATCTGTAGGCTTGTCACCTAAACGATCTATCAGAATCTTAATGCCGGGATCAGAGCCTTGATAACCCCCTACTTCATCATAGAAAGTCTCGGGGCTGTTAGCATCATAACCAGCCTCAAAAAGTATGTCTGTTAGTACAATGTCTCGACCTTTTGGTATACCTAGTCGTTCTTTAATGGCAGCTAACTCGGCACCCTGACTGTGACCTGTAGTACTAGCTAAGAACTGTAATTCAGCTGCTCTTTCAATATCAGCTTTATCCTGTGCAGTCGCATTGGAAACATCAACCTTAATGCTAGGGTTATCCGTATGCTTTAGGGTAACAGGGTTCCCATCGTTTGCTAGCTCCCAAGCGCCATCGTCATTGACATAGAAGCCTGCAGCCGCAGCTTCTGCATCTATATCAGCGTCTTGCCCTGCCATTACAGCCTGACCAACAAGCTCTGGTTTTTGTTCTTCTACCGTAACTACTGACATGCCTTTAGTCCTTACTTATTTAAGTTCATCCATACTGCACCCGCTATAAAGGTGAGCACAGAGACTGTTATTACTTTTGTTACTGTATTCCAAATAGACTTACGAGTGTCACGCCAAGCCTCTAACAAGCTGCGCATCTCAGTAATATCTTTCTGTGCGGAGTCATCAAGCAAGCCAATAGAAGCCAATGCCTCCTTCGCACCCTTACGGGCTGCACGGTCAAGCATAGCTTCAAGTTCTTCATTTGTGATTGTTGTTTGACCCATGCTCTTTAGTGCCTATAATTATTGAGTAAAGGATATTTGAGTTATAACATCTAGTAGTGTGTTTGTCAATACCTAACAGTGTTTACTTTATCTCTTGAGCTAGTATAGCAGCGCCCCAGATTAGACCTGCACTGCCTAATGCAAAGATAACGATAGCAGCTACTATTGTAAGAGCATAGAAGATCTTATCTCTCTTTGCAGCCTCAGCCTCAAGTGCATCCTTGCGTCTTTTACGTGCTCGTGCTTGCTCATGCACTACACTATCCCACATACCTGGAGGTCCATACAGCTGACATATAGAGCGGAGTTCATCCGTAACTTCTTTATGCTTCATCTTTGCTTGAGCAATTGCAAAGCCTTCTTCTTCTGTAGATGTTAAACGGCCTAGTGGTCCTTTGTGTCTACCCTTCTCTGCAACACCAATCTCTGCCTCAAGATTAGCAAGCTTACCAAAAGCAGGCATAAGACTGTTTACATCTTTACCCGCCTTTACCGCACTACTGATACTACCAGCGACTGTACTTACTGCACTTGCAAGAGCTAATACTTCAATCATCTTACTTAGTCATGTCCCTATGATCTCTATTGATGTATCGTAGTTCACTTTCCATAACGGCTATGCGTTGCTTGAGCTTATTGATCTCATTGATAGCTAAGGTCATAGAGGCAAGCTCATCCCATAACTCTTCTATGTCACTCCATACGTACTGTATCTCTACGCCATTGCCTTCAACGTCACGCTTAAGGTTAATGTTATCCTCAATAGCCATACGTGAGCCAAGCTGACTGACAGTCTCCTCTAAGCTTGCAATAGTAGCAGCCTGCTGAGACACCCACCATACACCACCTGCAAGCTGGACAGCCATAGCTGCAACAAGAGCAATAGGAAGTTTAATGTTTTCCATAGCTTCACTAACCTCTACTTAAACTTAATTTCTACAGGGCATATGTAGTTGTAACTCACTCTGTACACCCTGTCGTACCACGTACCGTTCTTAGTCAATCCACAGTCGTAGTAACAATACTGAAACAGTCGGTTTCCACTCTGTGTCCAAGCGTGGTTAAACGAAATAAACGCAAGGACACAAAGCATTAGAGCCAGTTAGAAGCCATAGCGTCTTTAGCTGCATCAAGGGCATCTACAAGAGTAGAGACAGTAACACTTCTGGTAACATCGTCTGCACACCTCCAGCTTACAGTAGCGTCAAGCGCAGTAGTACAAGAAGTCTGTGCAGCCGTGCCTGAAGCAATATCCTGTAGTGCTGCGCCATAAGCTGATGCAACAACACGGGCCATGCGATCCATGCTCTTCTCATCCGCATCAAAGGGGATGTCACTAACAGTCACAACAGCCGCATCAATGGTGTCCATCTTACGAGCTTTGCGTCCCTCTACAGAATCGGCAACATACTCGTACTTCCATTTAACCATGTCAGGCTGAGGGCTATACTTTGTTTTAACTAGCATGGTTTTTCCTTACGTGAAAAGGTCTGCATTGAAGCGTATGACGGTAGCTCCTGTGTCACCTTCGATTTTAAACTTGAGTGCCTCAGCATCAATAGATACCTCCGGAGTTGCGTATTCTTTGTATAAGTTAGTATTAGACGAAAGAGAGGTACTACCCATAGAAGTAAAGGAAGCAGGCACAGTAAACTCAACCTGTCTAGGTTGATCTGAAAGACTCAATGAAGTGCTGTCCACTGTATACATGTCTCTGAAGTTACCGAAAGGTCCAGTAAACATAGCTACAGAATGTAATTCAGGTAGATGGATGTACATCTTAGTTCCACCGTCTACAACAATGGTCTTACCTATCATAGTGTTACCCCACATCCCATCATTAAACCCTTCCATCTGAGACATATCGAGTACATCACTAGAGCTTGCCGTGTTGTTGCCATTACCACTTATAGTAGAGACATAGTAAACATTGTAACGGGGAGCTGAATTGTTTGGATACTCTACGCCGTATGAAACGTAGCCATATGTAGAGTCTCCAGTAAAACTTTTCTTGTATTGTCTGGAGCCAAGAAACCGAACAAAACTTAATGTAGAGGTATCGTAGGGTGTACCGAAAGACAGAAGAGCACCCTGTAAATATGTAGTACTAGTTAGATCAGCAGACCCACTTGAGTAGTACAGCTTCATAAACTTACCATCATCTGAAATAGCAAAGGAGTAAATATCGTCATTGTTGCTAATAAAGGGGTTTAAGTATGTCTCTCTGACAAAACTAATAGTAGTGAGGTCAAAAGGTGTGCTGAGATCGTACTCCCACATCCAGCTAACCCTAGGGCTAGAGTCTAAGTTAAGAGTATAAAACTTAGTACCATCCGCATTAAACTTAAAATCATTAGCGTAGTAACTAACGGCGTTTGCGTTTGGAGCACCTGTCTTGAAGTGGTCTTCTCCGTCAAAAGCCCTAAAACGTGTAGCAGTTGATAAGTCCCACGGGGTTGTTAAAGAATACTCTACAATGGGACGGACTACAGCAGTACCTATGTCAGCACCAAAATTGACGGAACCTGATTGGGCATAACCACTATAGAAGAAACGAGTACCTGTATTGTCAAAGTCTATGCCGCAACTTTGAGACCAAGAATTAGCGGCTCCGGGTGCTCTAGTAGCAGGGTCATCTAGGTTCACTAACTGCTCATAAGTAGCGTGTGAATGTACCCCCGCAGCTCTGTTTGTAATAGACTGAGCACTGGTCTCTGTGCTAACTACATTGATCTGGTTATCACTAAAAGTAGGGGTGCCAAGGGAAAGTTCTAAACCGTCTACACTTACCTTTTTGTTGTTAAGTGCTGTACTTCCTTGGTAATCCATAGGAGGAAAAACAGACAGACTTGTAGAGGTACTAGAACTAGAGATAGCTAAAGGCATACCATCCTGATCTGCATCTGCACGAGTAATCTGCGCAACTTTGATGTCGCTAGACGTAACGCTGTCCTCATAGATAACAGTAGGTGCTACTGTAAGTCCTGCACCTGTGTAGTCCAGAGTAGCTGTAGGGTAAGGGTTACCTGTGGATGGCATCCCTGAACCACTCATATCGTAATAGTGACTGCCCTGGTCGCTAGTAGCGTAAAGGTGATCATCAACAGGGTTCCAGAGGAAAGAAAATTGGTCACTGTAGAAGTTAGAACTAGTCCAAAAAGTGTTGATGTATTCACTTGTTATATTGCTAGCAGCACTAACATCCCAAGGAGTGCTAAGATAGTAGGAACGTAAATATTGATTTGAAGTATAAGGGCCTGCAAAACCAAGAACGTAATCTCCTGACTCAGAAAAAGAGATAGCGTTGATAAACTGTCCATTACCATCATAACTAAAAGGGTTTCCCTGACTTGTAACAGTAAGGGTGCTTAGGTCAAAAGGTGCTGATAGCTCAAAGCCTTGAAAGGTGTAGTTAAACCGTTCATTACCGTCTGTTGAGTTCCATCTCTTGAAAGCAGCCATACCTTTAGTACCATCAGCACTTACTTTGAACCCAACAAAACCTGAATTGGATAGGTAGCCGGAACTAGTTAAAGCACTAGTAATAAATGACGTAAGATCATAGGTTTGAAGGTCAGTCGCTGTTTCCATTAAGTAAGGAGTCGTTAAAGTGTAACGGGCTACCACTTTACCCTTACCCCACAAGTAAATGTAATTACCTCCGGCAGCGTAAGAAACCATCATATTTTGGTTATTATCTTCAGAAGCCAGAGTGGTAAGCAAAAAAGTACTAGACAACGTGTTAGTAGCATCAGCTATCTTGAAAGGATTAGATAGAGAAATCTTATACCAGAATCCTCCCGTGTAGGACTTGAAGTATGCAAAACTTCCATCTGGTGTAAAGATTCCACAACCAGCGTCTTCAACCCCATCCAAGTATGTAGCCTGAGAGCTATTATTTTGCACTACAAAATTGTCATTACTAAGGGTACTAGCTACGTTGTTATTGACGGAGACCGTGTAAGGTACATGCCCGTCTGTCGGGTTGTAAAGAACATAGTCTGCTGTTGCGCCTGGGGGGACATACGGAGCATGTACAGTAGCTGACGTAGTTGTAGCACTTTCAACTACAAGCGGTATTTTTGGGGATCTGACAGTAGCCTTGACTGCCGCCCAGTTATCCTCTGAAGTACCCTGCTTATAAGTGTTGCTGAACCATTCAGCGTTGTCTTGAGTAGCTTTCATTGTTATACGCTCCAGCCTGTGTTCGATGTATTAGATGAGAAGTCTGTGATCTGAATACCTGTGTCGCCTGTCAGAGGCACGTTAAGTACGTCTATATCCCACTCAGCATCTGGCGAAGTTACGCCGTTATCTATTGCATTCACTGTCATGTAGTGAATCGTGTCTGTCGTTACACCGGGAAGTGTCCAAGTAATTGTACCACCTGATCGTGTATAACTACCGCCTGTCACGCTTACTCTGTAGATCAAAGCAGAGTCATAGTCGGTGATAGTCACTGTAGTGTTACTAAACTCGTTAGCAGAGCTAGAGCCTGACAACGTTGGTGCGCCTACGTCACCACCACCACCGATAGCTGCCCATGCACCTGCTTGATATCCCTCAAAGCTACCTGATGTGGTGCTGTAACGTATCATACCGTTTGCAGGGGATGAAGGGCGCTGTGCGTCTGTACCTAATGGCATCTGAACTGCGTCAGTAGCATTAATGTCTAGTGATACAGAAGGTGATGCTTCGCCAATCCCCACGTTACCTGCATTAGTAATTGTGACCAATTCAGGATTAGAGGGAACAGTGCTTTCTGTTGTTATTTGAAACTTACCTACAGATGTCCCATCATCAACGGATTGAATGTTAAACTTGCTGCGACCATAAGAACCACCGCCGCCCCATAAAGAAAACTCTGCTGTTGGATTAGCTTGTACATGTAGTGCGCCATTTACGGAACTCGTGCCAATCCCCAAGCTCTCCGCACTCGCATCCCAGAAGAACTTTGGCGTGGTGCCTGTGTCCTCGTAGAAGGAGATGTCGCCTGTGGAGGCTATGTTCATACGTTGATATAAACCAGTGGTATCACCAGTAAATAAACGTAAAGCTCCGTTTCCAACCGCCCCTTCACTGTACGAGTCAATCTTACCTTTTACACCTGCACTGTTTGAGTCATTAGTTTTAAACTCAATTTCACCAAAAATATCACCTGTGGTTGCCCCAGTTGTAGTTGACTCAAGTAATATGTTTGCGCCACTGCCTTGAGCCACAGTCAGCCCATCGCTCGTCAAAGTACCCGTGATGTCTACGCCTGTGCTGGTGGTGGTTAGGCGTGTTGTATTATCGTGACGTAAGAATACATCGCTGTTTTGATTGAATACAGCTAAAGTTTCACTGCCATCTGCACTTTCAATGCGAAGCTGATCAGCTCTAACTTTAAGAGAGCCTACGCCATTATCGTGGATATAACTAGCAGACCCATCATGGTAAATACTGAGGTCAGACCCAGCACCGAAGATGGCTTTGTCGTTGTCTCCGAATAGTATATCGTTACCGTTACTATCTAAGTTACCACCTAATTGGGGAGTAGTATCTTCTACAACACTTGTAAGGGCATCGCCTAGTGTAAAGGCAGCATTAGACCAAGTGGAACCAGTATATATTTTTAGTTGATTATTTGTAGTGTCCCAATACAAAGCACCTGTAAGTAGTGCATCACCATCGTTGTCTACGGATGGCTCAGAGGACTTAGAGCCAAGGTATCGGTCATCAAAGTCATCATACGAAGCTGCAGCAGCAGTAGCAGAGTTACCTGCGTTAGTTTCACTTGTTGCAGCGTTAGTCTCAGATGTAGCAGCAGCAGCAGCACTAGCAGAAGCACTTGTACCTGAACCCAAAATGCCATCAACGTATGTCTTAGTAGTTAAATCGGCATTGTTAGTAGGCGTATAAGTTGTAGTGATTTTGTTGGCACCCATATCAATGGCACCTGTCATTGTACCACCAGACAGGTTCAGCTTAGTAGCGTCTTGCGTGTCAGAGTACGCCTTAGTTGCTGCGTCCTGATTAGCTGTAGGATCACCTAATCCTGTGATCTTAGATGTACCCATAGCAATAGCACCAGTCATTGTACCACCTGCTAGTGGTAGCTTGGTTGCTATGCTAGTTGTAATTGTGTTGGCAAAGTCTGCATCGTCACCTAGTGCTGCAGCAAGCTCATTCAGTGTATCCAGAGTACCGGGAGCGGAGTCTACAAGTGCAGCTACTTCATCGTCAACGTATTTTTTCGTGGCTGCGTCAAGGTCATTCGAGGGTGCAGTCAAGTTAGTGATGGTAGCAGTCGTACCAGCATTCATATTTAGTGTGCCATTGATGGTCACATCTGTGAATGAGGAAGTACCACTAGCTGCAGTAACATTCCCAGTCAGATCACCTGTTACATCTCCAGTTACATCACCTGTAAGATTTCCTGTTACATTCCCTGTGACACTACCTGTGAGCGCACCACTGAAGCCCGTGTTAGCTGTGATGGTTGTACCTGTCACAGCCTGTGGAGTTGCACCACCAATAACTGAACCATCAATAGTACCACCATTAATGTCAGCAGTTGCCAGTGTGGCTTGTCCAGATGTCGATACAGTTGTAAAGCTACCAGCAGCAGCACTAGAAGCACCAATAATAGTGCCATCAATAGCACCTCCGTTGATGTCTACAGTAGCATGAGTGGAATTACCTGTAGTAGTAAGGCTACCCGCAGAGATAGCACCTGTGAAGGTAGATGTGCCAGTTACACCAAACGTACCACCTACAGATGCGTTACCTGTGGTGTCCATTGTAGTAAAATCAGCAGCTGCAGGGGTAGTAGCACCAATAATAGTACCGTCAATAGTACCACCAGTTATAACTACAGAGTCAATATAACCAATACCATCAATGTACAGATCTTTAAACTCAGTGCCTGCAGCACCAAGGTCAATATCATCATCAGTTACAGGTACAATAGCACCATCCTGAATACGTAGCTGCTCTACTGCAGAACCACTTACCTCAGTAAAGATACCTATACGGTTGTTAGTTGTGTCTACTACTACTTTGTTATTAGCATCAAGATCTGCAATGAGCGGAACATATGTACCCTCAGAAGATGTACCGTCATGCTTGTGACCCGTGCTGTTATTAAAAGCATCACGAATAGCGTTAAACTCAGCGTTTACTGGTGCAGCTTTAATAACCGCATTAGCGATAATGTCTGCTACTGACTGTCTAGTGTAACCTGCCATGTTATAACCTGTCTCCTACTCCGAATGTCACCACGATGCCTTGGATACTGTGAGAGGCGTTGGTGTCATTGGTTACGTATTTAAATGATGCTGACATACCTGAACCTGAAATGTTTGTGCGCCGTACAGGGGCAGGGTTACCGTCAAAGATTGCTGTGCTGTTATACAAGGCTTCGTTATAGTATGCAGCTGCGCCCTGTGTTGTTAGTGTAAAGTTTGTAGGACGCAAAGTGTCTACGTCTTCGTAGTCGTAAAGAGCAGACATGATAAGTTCATTGTCACCCTCAGAACGTAAGTACGTAGCTACAGTGTAGAATACCTTACGTTGCTCTGGGTCTTGCATGTGAAAGAAGGGCGTCTGGAATACACTAAAGATAGCCTCACCGTCAAATGAGTTACCTTGCTCTTGGCGGTGTACCTTACCGTTGCTATCACCATGTATTACAAACTCGTTCTGACCAATGTAACCACTCGTAGCACACGTAGTAAATACACCAAGCATCTGACCATACTCGAACTGCAAGCCATTAGGAGTCTGTCTGAAGCCACCAATGATACCCTGACCATCTGCAGCACCAAGGAAGTATCGGAACTGTGTCTTCTGTCTGATAACTACTGCGTCTAGTTTGTCTAGGTCTACATCAAAGACTACATCAGTAAAGACTGACTGAATGTCTTTTGATACTGTTTCAAGATTCACATCACCAATCTTATCTGTACCAGTTACAGGACGCAAACCATCCTGAGATAAGAACAGTAGATCACCACCGATTTCAATCACACTGTCTGTAGCCAAACAACCTAAGTCATCTGTAACTTCCTCAAGTACAAAGTCTGCTATGTTGTTGCCTACAAGCTTACGGATATTGTTTGATCCAAAGATGTATAATGCGTCACGAAATGACTTGATTGCGACAATAGGGAAGCCTACATTGATAACACCAGCGCCATCTGCAGGGTCAAAGTCAGTCTCACTGTAGGGTGCAGAAAACCACAGGCTAGTGGACTCAGTGGCATCACCTGCTAAGAATAAGTGGTTCTTAAATGTGTGGGATACTTTAGGTGCGCTGGGCGCATTGGCATTAGTAATCTGAGTGTAGGTTGTACCGTCATAGACTGCGGCAGGGTTAACCCCATCTGTAATTACTACTTCAGGTGTTCCCCAGTTATAGCGGGAGAAGCGTACTTTAGGATATGTAGAGACATTGACAGAGGCAGGAGTAGTAATGGTTACCCACGCAGAGGTAGAAGTATTCCAGTAATATAGATAATCGGTGCTTCCTGTATCATACCGTGCTGCAAGGATACCATCATTCACACCATTAGCTACACAGACACCTAGAACATCACCAAAGCCCGGTACTGTACCGTAATCGTTACTGTAGCCACTCATCTTGCGATAACCACCAGTAACAGCAGGCTCGTAGTTAATCAACGAGATAGCTGAACCCGGCTGTGTCTCACCCTGTGATAGCACATCACGACTGGTGTTTAGACCGCCTTGGCAGAAGACTTTAAATGAGGCTAGATTGTCAGCCATTAGTACCCGCCACTAAAAGAGGTTGTACTACCTCGTGTAACTACTGTAGAACGAATAGCAATGGCATCATCCATCAGCACACGGCGCATTGACTTAATGCCATCTTCAAAGTTATTCTGGTGCATCGCAGCACTTTGCTCATTACTACGGAAGCGCATCATAAACATCATAGCGCCATCAATGAGTACATGCTTAAAGCGATCAGGTATGATTGCTACATCATTATATAATGTAAGGTCTGCAGGGAAAGACCAGTAAACGTACTCTATCTCGTATGCAGCGTTAGGCACAGGCGTAACACCAAACTTCTCTTCAAACGTCTGGTATACCGTAACAGGAGCGCCATCACCATTTACTGTATCACCTGTATCATCACCTGTGCGGAAGTTCTGAATATAGGACTCATAAGAGATGGGTGACAGTCTACGTGGACCGTTATTCTGAGAAGCTAATTGCTTAATGTAAAAAGTATCCCAGTCAGCGCTAGAGTAGTCTGCAGGGAAGTCATACTGCCTCTGGCCTACTGTAAGTGTCTGTGTGTAGGTAGTCTTAAGGAAGGGCCACTCTTGACCATTCTGTAGAATAAGTCTAATGCTACTGTTAACTGCATCCTTAGCTAGAGCTTGAACATTACGCACAGTGTCAAAGCCATCACCTGCAGTATCAAGTGTGACTTCATTCATGCGTCTTAGTAATTCATTAACTAGCGATACGTAAGTAGCCATAGAGTTATCCTACCTTTAAGTGTGCTGAAGGGCCAGCCTCGTTAGAGACCAGCCCGACAGACTAAGTGATTTAGGCAGCGTTGTAACGTGCTGTGAGAAGTGCCTCTGGGCGCAGAATCTTGCGTCCGTAAAGGTGCATACCACGCACGATGTCAGCAAAGCTGTC